GTACAACTGTCGGCTCACTCCCGGGCTAAGCCCTTATGACTCAATAGAAGCCGCTCTATTAAGCTTTCTTACTTGATCTTCTTCAGAGCAAGCTTTGATTTGGGTGGCACGTTAGTGCACCCTCCGGATGGCAATGTCCTGATGCTTCCCAGCACCTTGCTGCGAGTTTCCTCTTCGTCCGAGACGTCGACTGCTTCCCACTCACTACCAGCTGGTATGGCTTGGTAGAAGATACTAGAAGAACTCGGTGTGATAACCGGCTCTAATGCACCTAGCTTTGCAGCAGCGGGGACAGACCCGTCTATGAATGTCTTCATACCAGGTAAGGGGTACGCATTAAACGTATCACCCTCATGGCCGTAACAAACATACGGGCTGTAGACGTAGTACCGGGTAAGAGACGTAGCGTCCTTCCCAGAGCACATCAACAACGGCGCGTCGGTCTTGAACCAGACATCCTCTTCAGGTTTCTCATACCCGGGGAATGCCCTAGCCCAATTGAGGTAGTTAGATGAATCGAATTCAAGCCGGTTATTACCGGACTTGACGAAAGCATTAACTGTGGTGCGATAGCGCGGGACTTCAACCTCTTCGGAGTCCGTCTGGCGTGCTTGCACATGCAGCGTGACTTTGTAAGAGCAGTACAGGACCATAGTACCAGCTTGGCCAACTGCACCATCGACTAGAACACGGAGATACCCTGGGGAAAAGAACCGAGGCTCTCCCTGGGTGCTGGTGTAATGTCCGAACTTAGTTGGATCGACAATGGCAGCTCCGGTGTTGTTCCGTCCACCACGCCAAATCTCAACCGTCCTAGTCCGCCAAATAGAGTCCTGAATCATGCCTGGGGCACCGGCAACTTCTTCAACTGCCAATTCAGGGTCCTCATTCAGCTCATCTTCAGGGTCAGCGACAAAAGCAGCGACATAGGACCCGTCCTTTGCCGTGTTTGTACCACAAGCCAGTTTGAATGACAAGTGGTGCCACTGAATATATTGCCGAGTTTTCGCGGCATCCCTGAGGCTCTTAAATATGCCAGCTGTGATCATCAAATTAAAGAGGACACTACCTGTCGGCAGCGCACCCTCCCAATTGACAACCCCCAGCCTGTCTGTGCCCTCCATCACCATTGGAGGCGTGCGCGAGTTCGCGCGTATCCCTGTTCCCAGAGACACGGGTGCATATCCTGCACCGTTGGTAGGTCTAGTACTGTTACGTCTAGGCATACTACACAGACAGCCGATTATAATAAGGTGGTAAGTCCCACGCATCCCACGCGGATGCCTCAGCCTCGTGATCCGGTTCCTTCGGGACTAAGTCCCTATTTAACTTATGTCTATACTCAAAATATGCTTCATCAACGTTTCCGTGACGCCTCAACTTCTTGGCGAACGGGTAGATGGTCGGACACCCGCTTGAAGCATGCAATTCGCCTTCGCCTATCGTGGCTAGCCGTGTGGCTACGCCCTCCTCAGGTAATTTCATCATAAGGCACATGTTGGATATGGCCTTAACAGGATTTCTCATCATCATCCATTTTCCATTGGTATAGATCGGTCGAGCCTGACAAAACTCAACTTTGCTGAACCGGTCAAACACTTCAACCGTAGACTGCATTCCAGTGCCTGCACCGGATTTCACCCTTCTCACCACCTCGTCCACATCATCCGGATGGCATGCGACAACAGAGTCGTCACCATCCAGGTATATAACACCTCTGAGCCCACGAAGTATGTAACGCAATACGGTGAGATTAATCTCACAATTACCCTTCGCGGTATCGATGTCACCTGACATACGGCGTCCTTCGACGACATAGAATATGCCGTTCTCCGTAACGCACTTGTTCTTCAGTTGGCATCGCATGAGTCTACTTAAGTCGCGTCCATCCTGTCCGCGGTAAAACCGCGAGTTAAATCTGTGGGAGATCTTCAGGTGTTCAACGTGCACACGGGAGTCAAACTTTGAGTGGTCAATACCTATCATGGCCGTTGCACTGCCGTAAACTTGCGATAACTTAAGCAGATCGTACGCGCGTTCAGCGGCATTTCTGCCTTTCGCGAATACTCTCAGCCCATGGTTCCACTTTGGCTTCCAATTCCACATTCTGTGTTCTATTGGAACCAAATACTTAGCTAATCTAAACGTAAACAGAGGCCCTCTAGCTTGAATAGCTCGTGGGGGCTTGTTTATGTCCAGATGTTCCAGTCCATACTTTTCGTACTTTATGAATGCCTTAACTAGGGCCTCTTTAGGGGAAAAAGGTCTAGTCGCTGCTTCCTCTGCTATACGTTTCCATCTGCGCTGGACGTGTCTACTACGTGTTGATAATAGCGATTCATCATCCAGGGGACTCAAGCGGGGAGCCCCTATGGATCTCCATAGGGCCCTGAGTTCCTTGTCTGCAAACCTAATGTATTCCTGGCTCGGCGAAACCTGGGGAATGACGTGCCTACGCATCAACGAATCCAGTTCGTTGGGGGCACAATTATGGAATGCAAACCTTTCTTGTCGCAGAACGTGATCCTCTACTAAGTGCATTTCCCGTTGGTGTTTACACGAGAAGTTGGCACGAGATACGTCAAACATGGACCCGGGACATGGCACTCCTTTGGTATCTCTCAATGTCTTGAGCAAACCATCTAACTTGCCACCATCCCGTTCTTGGCACCAGACGCGACCCTGTGGGAGGCCCGCTGGTGTTGGACTACCGTTGGTAGTAAGCTGCCGTCCATTGCAACTTACTAAGCCAGAAAACCCAACATTTCCTGACCAAGCAACCTGGGGATTGTAGTGTGCACTATTGGTTGACGTATGGCGCGTCTGAACACACTAGCAATATCCACCCACCTACCACCCATTTCGATTTCCTCCTCTTCGATGGGATGTGTAGGTACCCCTCTTACTAGACTGGCTTTCGGGAACCAATAACGCCAACTGAACCTTCCGGCTCCAGTGTCGTAGACAAATTCCTTGCTACGCACGGTCAACCTGTTGGTGTGTCTCGTAAGTGCGGCTGCTTCCAATTCCAACTTTCTCAAGTTGTTCTCCTCAACTGAGATGTCGCGGATCGCTTGCATGATGCTGCTAGCGAACACCTCATACTTATCCTCTGGCACGCGGGCTGGATGATCACGCATGTATATCTGCGCTTGGGCCACGGCGTAGTTGACTAATGCCTGGTCTAGCACTCCGTTTTTGAATCGGGGCTTGTATGCCAGCTTTGCCTTGAGGAAATTGACTAACCCGGTGTTAATACATCCGGCGTTAGCCCCACCTCCAACGTCCCAACAATCGTCAGGATCGTCTACTGATTCTGTGGCGTCTTCTTGGACTGCTTGGCCTGCTTGCGCAGGTTCTTCATCTCCCTCTGACTCTGTTTCTTCACCACTGGAACCACTCCCGCTTTCACTTCGCTCTTCATCCCTGGTCGGGATGGCAAGAGCTGGGACTTCTGGTGGTTGTCCCTCTTCTCCGTCACTGCTGGATCCTGAGCTCTGCGGTTGGACCGGGTCTTCTTGCTCCCGACCTTTCCGCGCAGCGTGTTTAGGGCTGCTTGAACCTTGCGGACCTTGGTGACTAGCGCCTTGATTGTGTCCTCCAGACTGTCGGCCTTCTTGACCAGACCGCTTGGAATCTGCCGCCCCTCTCGGTGCAGCTTGGCGCCACGACGATCTACTGCTTCGAAGGATTTCCTCGCATCGTGCAATTTCGTCTTCAACGTCTTCAATTCGTTCTCGAGATGCTTCTCCCGAGTGAACGTGGGCGCGCCAACTTCCTCCGTTGCTTTCCCGTCGAACGCCAGCACGGGGTTTTCTGCCCTCCATGCGGCCTGTTTGTCGGCACGCTTGAGCGCCCGACGCTGCTTGCTGTTCAACGGGGCCACGTTCGTTGCCGGCCCCTCGCTCTGCTTGGCGTTTCCCGGACGGGGAAAAACCTTTCCCACGTACTCTTTCACGGCAGAGCTGTTCCTGTACGCATTGGCAGCATCGATGTCCTGGCCGCCAATCACCTTCAGAGCAGCTGTGAGCGCTCTGAACAACGGAGGTTGTGACGCCTCCGCAGACCCAGGGCTAGGCTTGGCCAATTCAGCCACAACCTTACCCAACCACCCCAAATGCACTCCGGGCAACAACTTACCCAAAGCCACTTCCAACGGGGCTGATTTCTTGCCCTTTCGGGCGGTTTGTTTGCCCTTGCGGGCGGCTTGCTTTTCAGCAGGCTGGGTGCCTTTCAGCACCTGTGAGTAACTAGCTTTCGCTGGTTGCATGGCGGTAATACTCTC